GCCGCCGAAATGCGGAAAGCTGCTGAGAAAGAAGCAGCCGAAGCAAAGCAAGCAAGAGACTACTACGCACAGCAACTTGATGTCGTGGCAGAGCAAATCAGGCAGACAATTCCTCAGGAACCTGACTGGCAAGCTCTAAAAGAGCAAGTTAGCGGGGAAGAGTATTTTGCTATTAGAGCAGAATATGATGCCCGTCAACAAAGCCTTGCCAAAGTGGAGCAAGAGCGACAGGCAATCGCTCAACAACAGGCCGCTGAACGTGAACAGATGCTTCACGAGCATCTTAGAGCGCAACGGTCTGAAATGCTAAATCGCATCCCTCAATGGAAGGATGACGATGTTCGGAATAAAGAGCGTCTTCAAGTAGTTGAGTACGCTCGTAACATCGGGTTTAGCGAAGAAGAGGTTGCACAGGCCACAGACGCTAGGGCCGTGGAACTTCTGTACAAAGCGATGCAGTGGGACAATCTACAGCGTAAGAAACCCACGGCTAAGAAACGCACCAGAGAAGCTCCGAAGATGGCTAAAGCTGGACAGCCACGCACAAAGAAGCAAGTTGCTAGTCGTTCACGGCAAAACGCTATGAGCCGCCTCAATAAAGAGCGGTCTGTAGATGCAGCCGTATCATACCTAATGGGCAGATAGTCTTAGAAGGAGAAACCAAATGACTTACACGACCCAAACTGCCGTTGGTGAGCGCGAACAGCTTGCTGACGTAATCTATCGGATTGACCCCGATGAAACACCTATCTTCAGCGCACTGAAGAAGGAAACCTCAAACGGCATCTTCACTGAATGGCAAGTACAAGAACTTGCTTCTGCAAGTGCCACCAACTACGCAACTGAAGGTGCTGATGCCAGCATCGTTGCTCCAACAGCAACCGTACGTCTTGGTAACTACCACCAGATTTCGGTCAAAGCAGTAGCTGTATCAAAGACCCTTGATGCAGTTGAAAAAGCTGGCCGTGACCGTGAAGTAGCCTACCAGAAGGTGTTGAAATCATTGGAACTTCGCCGTGACATCGAAAAAGCTATCGGTGACACAGACGTTGCTCGTAGTGGTTCTGACCCTCGTAAATCAGCATCTTTGTCATGCTGGATTACAAACGGTTCAGTAGGCGCGACTGCTGGTGCTTTCTCTAGCGGTAATGGTACAGACACCATCACTGCTGGTGACGCCCGTGCGTTGACACTTGCCCTCATCGAAGACGGTATGCAAGACGCTTGGACAGACGGCGGCAATCCGAAGATGATGGTTGCATCGGCCACTAACCGTGCAAACTTCTCTGACCTGTCAGCTTCTGGCAACTTGGTCAGCAACGATGTCAACATGACAGCCGCTAAAGAAGTTACCTACGTTGGTTCGACATCAGTCTTCTTGACTGACTTCGGCACCATCGAGGTAGCTCCTTCACGGTTCCTGTCAAACGACCGCATCTTCCTGATTGACCCTGACTTCGCTTCTCTTGCGACCATCAATGGCCGTAACTTTGCTGAGAACGAAATCGCGCCAACAGGTGACGCTGAGAAATTCCAGATTGTGACTGAGTGGGCTTTGAAAGTACAAGCTCCAAAAGCACACGCTGGTATCTTCGACTTGTCAGGTGCCTAAGTAACATAGAGGGGGCGGTTCGCCGCCCCTTCTTCTTTTAAGGGAAAAACATGAAGAGATTGCTTTCTAAAGACGCCAATACAGGCAAAGAAATTTATCTAAACCAAGGCTCTGACGGTTCTACTGTCATTGAGACTACCCAGAAGTTCGATAATCTGCTGAAGATTAACAAGCAAATGAGTGACGACTGGCGCTATGGTAATTTGCGAGGTACCCAGCGTCATATGCAACATGTGGCAGAAATACCGAATGTAGTGTATCATCACCTACTAGAAAAGCTGGGCAAGCCTAGCGAGAACCCAAAGGCTTGGAAGGCGTGGCTGAATAGCAACGAAAACCGGGCGTTTAGAACAGGCGGCGGTAACATCTAATGGCTATTACATCTTACGCAGACTTGCAAACATCTATAGCCAATTTTTTGGCTCGTACCGACCTTACCGCTCAGATACCTGACTTTATTCAGCTTGCAGAAGCTCGTATCAATCGTGAGCTAGAAACACGCGAACAGGAAAAGCGGTCACAGGCAACACTTGTTCCTAATAGTGAATATATTGCTCTGCCTACAGATTTGCGTGAGGTCAGAGAAGTTAAGCTGCTAACAAGCCCACTTACTATATTAGACTATATGTCACCTACAGGGCTTGATTCTCAGTATTCCAGCAATGGTCTTGGCAAGCCAAAAGGCTACAGTGTTGTTGGCGCTGAGATGAAATTACGCCCGATACCAGATAGTGCTTATACGGTTGAGATTGTTTATATAGGCTCTGTTGACACATTATCCGCTGTAACTACGCCAACATTGTTCTTACGTTCACCAGACGTATATCTGTATGGCGCATTGACAGAGGCCTATGTGTATCTGCTTGATGAGCAGAGAGCCGCGCAGTATGACGAAAAGTTTACTCGTGCTATAAATGAGGTGCGGATGGACGAAGAGCGTTCACACTATGGCACAGGGCCACTACAAACCAAGTCTGTCTATCTACGGCAGAACGTAACAGCGGAGAAGTAAAATATGTCTGCAATGTCTGACTATCTTGAGAACGAGATTCTCGACCATATTCTAGGAACTGGCGCATATACAATGCCAACGTCTGTATATGTCGGCCTGTCTACTGGCTCATTTAATGATGACAACAGTGGTACAGAGCTTACTGGCAATGGCTATGGCCGTGTGGCGATTACATTCGGCGCGGCATCATCTGGCACAGCAAGTAACAGTGCGGCTGTTGAGTTTTCAGCAGCTACAGGCTCATGGGGTACGGTAAGCCATTTTGGTTTGTTTGATGCTTCATCAGCCGGGAACCTACTTATTCACGGCGCATTGACCGCAAGCAAAGTCATCGAAACTGGCGACATCTTGAAGATTGCTATAGGTGATATGGACATCACTGCGGCGTAAGGCAGTCTGATGGCAACAGTAGCACCCCTAGATAGACTTACAGGCACTCTAGACAGCCTTGCGTTTACTGTAGACACGGTAGGCGACAAGGTTGCTTGGACTGCTACTGTCTTAGACCATATGGATGGCTGGGGTGCATTAGATAACTGGAACTACGGCCCATTAGACACTCTAAGCCTTGAGGTGAAGGTTGGTAGCGGTTCAGCAGACATAGCCGCTACTGCCACATCTGATTCTGTTAGATTAAATGGTATTTCTGCCGCCGTAGGCGCGTCTGTGACAGCCTCTAGCGCATCAGCGCGTATAAGGACAGTTTCAGCCAGTGTAACAGCCGTTAATACGGCTTCTAGCGCGTTTGCTCGTGTCAGGCCGTTTGAGGCACTGGTTAATGCAGTTGGTACAGCGACAACTGACGGTACTCGTATCAGAACCGTGTCTGGTTCCGCCTCAATGTCGATGTCAGCCACATCTGCATCAAACTTTGTAACATTAGCACAAGCATCTGTTGATACAGCGGTTACTGTGACGGCTAATTTTGTTGGTATATTTAACGGAGCGTCAACGGCGACAGCTAGTGTTTCACAAGCAACATCTGCGAAGATATTGGGTGAAGAATGGGTCGATGTTTCTGTTGGCGCGGATATCTGGACTGATGCCTCTGTAGGTGTGCCACCTTGGGCAATAGTAACAACCTCTAGTGGGAATTGGTTAGGACAATGATACAGTTTGGAGAATGGTTGCCAGACCAGCCTGATTTTATGAACGCTGGTGTTGTTACAGCAGAAAACGTCATACCAGCTTATAACGGTTATAGACCGTTAAACGGATTTTCTAGCTTCAGTAATTCAGCATCTGATACAATTCGCGGTATTTATGCTGCTAAAGACAACAGCGGAAACGTAAAGCTGTTTTCTGGAGATTCGACATCTCTTTACACATTTAATCCGTCAACGAACAATCTTGATGATGTCAGTAAAGGTACATACCCAGCATACGGATTAATTGGAGCTGAAAAGTGGCGTTTTGTGCAGTTTGGTGAATATGTAATTGCTTCTGGCGGTACAGGTGAAGCATTGCAAAAGTGGCAGTTAGGCACTGACACGGCGTTTTCTGATTTATCTACTGATGCGCCAAAAGCCGACTATATTGCTGTGGTGCGTGACTTTATCTGGACAGCCAATATTGATGAAGGTTCTGGCCGTGTGCCATATAAGGTTAGCTGGTCAGGATTCAATGACATTACAGCTTGGACGGCTGGTACAGACCAGTCTGACTATCAGGAACTGCCTGATTCTGGTGCTATTACAGGCTTGGTAGGTGGTGAATATGCCACCATTCTTTGTGAGAAGGCTATCTTCCGGGCAACATATACAGGGCCACCACTTATCTTCCAGTTCGACAAAGTAGAAAGCCAGCGTGGTTGTTCTATCCCCGGCTCAGTATGTAATTACGGAAGTGTGGTATTCTACTACTCAGACAATGGTTTCCATATGTTTGACGGCCAGAAAAGCACACCTATCGGCAATGAAAAGATAGATAAGTTCTTTGCCAAGGACTTTAACGCTACCTATAAGAACAAAATGTCTGCCGCTGTTGACCCGCTGAACCAGATTGCTGTGTGGTCATATACAAGTATTGCCAGCACCACGGGTCGCCCTGACAGGCTCCTTATATACAACTATGCGCTGAACCGCTGGTCTATTGGAAATGTCGATGCTGATTTTGTAGCGCCATTCTTTAGTGCTGGCTACACAGTAGAGGATTTAGACAATTTATCAGCTACACTTGATGACTTGACCACAGTGCTTGATAGCCAGTTATTCCGTGGCGGTGAGTTCTTCTTTGGTGGTGCTTTAGGCAGTCAGCTATATACGTTTACTGGCGACCCGTTGCAAGCAACCATAACTACAGGTGAGGCCGCTGTCAGCATGGGCAAGCATAGCATTGTGACACGAGTGTATCCGTACCACGAAGACGGCACAGTAGAGTTGTTTGTTGGTATGAGAGGGACACCCACGGATACAGTCACATTCCAAGCTGGTGGCGGTACAAATGCGGCTGGGTTTGTCCCGTTTAGGGCTGCTGACAGGTATCATCGGGTTAAAATGCTATTAAGTGGCAACTGGTCATTTGCTCACGGCATTGATGTCGAGGCTAGACAGGTGGGTCGAAGATGACAACTTCTGAAAGAATAACTAATTTTAGAATATTAAACCCAATTACAGCAACCACAAGAGAGATTGCAGAGGTTCTTAATCGCACGATAAATGGCGGCTTAAATAGTATCGGATATGTTACTTTTTTAGCTACCACAACACAGGTAACTGTTGATGAGCCTAGATACTCAACCAGTAGCTTGGTGTTTTTTACTGGCGTTGACCACGACCCGTGGCATCACAACCCATACATAGACAGCACAAGCACAGACGGTACTATGGTTATTAACTATCAAAATGCAGGACACGATGCACGTTTCGCATACCTCATTATTGGATGAGTTCGAGAGATTAGCGCATCATATAGATGCGGCGTTGGCGTATTCCGGCGATACTCATAGTTCGCTAGATGTGTTAGATGCTATAAAGGACGGTAAAGCGCAGTTTTTCCCATTGGAAAATTCTGTTATAGTGACGGAGATAGTTGACTACCCTAAAAAGGCCGTGTGTCGCATCTGGTTGGCTGGCGGTGATATGGGTGAATTGATAAAGGCTGAGAAAGAGCTAGTGAAGTGGGCAAGAGACCACGGATGTAGCGGAATGGAAATCATCGGACGCAAAGGCTGGGAACGGCAGTTAAAAGATTACAGTCCCGCGTCAACTGTATTAACAAAGGAAATATAAGATGAGCAAAGGCGGCGGTCAAACAAGACAGGTACAGGCAAGCACTGTAGAACCACCTGCATTTCAAAAGCCATTCATTGAGTATGGCCTTTCTCAAGCGAAACAGCTTTATGAATCAGGCGCACCTCAGTATTATCCCGGCCAGACAGTTGTAGGCTACTCGCCAGAATCTGAGATGGCGTTGCAGGGTATTCGGCAACAAGCTATCACTGGTAGCCCATTCATCAAGGGCGTACAAGACGTTGTGATGCAGAACCTAATGGGTACAAACCCACTGCAATCAGCGGCGTTCAAGCCAGTCGTAGAACAAGTACAGGCACAAGCCGCACAATCCGGTCGTTACGGCTCTGGATACCAGCAAGCGGCACTAGCACAAGCACTGGCACCAATGGCGTTGCAAGCACAGCAACAGGCGATTGCACAGGCACCAGCAGCGCGTCAGTTTGGCTTTGCTGACCTTGAGACATTGGCTGGTGTTGGCGCGGCTCGTGAGGCTCAACAGCAAGCAGAGTTGGCGGCTGATATTGAACGGTTCCAGTTTGAGCAAGCGCGACCACAAGAGAAGTTGGCGCAGTATCTTGCCGCTACACGCGGTGGTGATTTGGGCCAGACTACTTACGAAGCACAACAGCGTCAGCCACTTACAAGCATACTTGGCGCTGGTTTAGCTGGTGCACAACTAGGTCAGATGGCTGGTATTGGCGGCGGTACAGGCGCTCTTATCGGCGCTGGTTTAGGATTGCTAGGTTAGGAGAGTTAGATGGCTGTTAATCCGTTCCTTAGAGGCATGACAGGCGGTCAAATGGGCATCGGTCGCCCATCACTGGCTCAAATGATGGCACCAGCCACTGCGCCTACACCTACCGTTGCTGGGCCTACAATGGCCTCTGCACAGCCTCTAGACCTTGCTGGGCTACGCAGACAGGTGCTGGCACAAGCGGCCGCTCCTACAGCCCCCCAATCGCGTCAGGCATTGATGGCTAAGTACGGCTTGGCACCGACTGCCCCTGCTCCAAAGCCATCACCTATGAAACGCTTGTCAGCGGCATTACCAGCGTCAGGTACACCTCAAATGGCTGGTTTAGGCGCGGCTGGGCGCACTATGTTGGAGCTTAGTGGCTGGCAACCAGCGACTACAGCACCGTCACTTGGTCAAATACTGGCCCGGTCAGCAGAGGCTGGCATCGGTGCTATGGAGAAGAGACAGGCGGCAGAACAAGCTAGAGCGCAAGCAGAAGCCGCATCACAAGCGGCTATGAGAAAAGAAGCTAGAGAAGAGCGCGAACTCCAAATAAAAGAGAAAAAAGAACAAAGAGAATCCGCAACTGGCCCACAATTAAAGCCTACATCTGGCTCAAGAATAGTTGAGAGGGACGGTCAATTCTTTGAAGAGCAATACGCTCAACTGCCTATAGGCACTCCGGGGACTGATAATCTTGGACGGATTTATAGTGGTGTATTTAAGCCAGTTGATAAGCCTAAAGATAAGGGCGCCGCTAAAGATGAGGGTTATATTATTAGGAACGGTAAGTTTATAGGCAAAGCCGTCCGTGGCGATGATGGTGTTGTAAAGCTACAGACTGTAAAAGGAGAACTTCTGGATATTAGTCCAGAAGAAGGCGACATCCTTATGTCTGAACAGGAATACAAGTCACAGCAATTATCTCCTGAGAAAATGTCAGAATTGGCCACTGAGCTAGATAACCAACTCGTGACAAGAAAGAAGTTAGAAAAGTTTATGGCTGGCGCTGAAACTGCATCTGAAGGTGTTGGGCTTTTGGCTGACCAGTTTACAGCCGCGACAAAAACATTCTTGAAGCCGTTTATCGGTAAATATGGCGATTTAACAAAAGAAGAACTTGCCGCGAGAATACAAGAAGGTGAATTGAACGCTCTTGTAGGTGGGTTACGGCTTGAGACTGTCGGCGGTGGCGTTATGACAGAACAAGACGCCTTGCGTGTTATTTCAAGACTTGGCGGCAATATAAATGCTTGGCGTAGTAAAGAAGCTGTAAGAGCCGCAGTTGGCTCTGTGTTAGCTGAGAAGAATGCTCGTATTGAGCAAATGGGCCAGCAATACAATAGAGAAGTTGATTTCTCTTATTCTAAAAAAGGATACAAGCGATTTGACCCGGCAAGCGATGAGTTACAGGAACTCTTTTCTAAAGAGCAGAAAAAATCCGCCGCTGTTGTAGAGCCGACTGATGAAGCCCCAACAGCTACATCTGGTGCGCCAGAAGGCGTTGACCCAAGCGTATGGGCGGTTATGACGCCAGAGGAAAAAGCATTATGGCGCTAACTAAAGAACAGCAACGTGTTGTTGCTTTAGCCACGGCTAGAAAAAGATTGCAAGAGCAACAGGCTTTAGAGCAAGTGGTTCAGCCGCCTACCGCTGAACAGCAGATGATGTATATGCCAGATGAGTTTACTGGCGAGGCCACACAAGCGGCTAAAGAATTTCTGCCGGGGTTTGGCACAGCCGCATTGCAAGGCCTGACATTCGGCTTATCTGATGAGATTGGCGCTGGTGTAGAGGGCTTAAAAGCATTAGCCCGTGGTGAAGAGTTTATGCCAGCCGCTAAAGCTCGTATGGCAGAATCTGCCGCTGAGAGAGCCGCATTTAGAGAAAAATACCCTAAGTCAGCTATTGCTGGTGAAATACTTGGTTCATTACCTATGGGCGTTGCTGGCGGTGTTAAACTGGCCGCAAGACAAGCCTCTAAAGGCACAGGTCGGTTGCTGTCAGGCGCACAACAAGCGCTGTTGGCTGGCGGTGAGGGTGCTTTAGCTGGCTTTGGTGGCACAGAAGGTGACATTGAGCAGAGAGCGAAGTCTGCGGCTATTTCTGGGCTTATTGGCGGTGGTTTAGGTGCGGCTGGTGCTGCACTACCGACAGGTGCTACACGCGAGGTTCGTGGTTTACTTGATGAAGGTATTCCATTGACCGTTGGGCAACAACTTGGTGGCCCTGTAGCTTATGCTGAGAACCTTCTTGGCAAGACGCTGATAGGCGATATTGCTGGTATTTCTAGCGCCCAGAGGAAGGCATTTGAAGGCTTCAGCAAGAACTTCATACAGGATGCTCTTGAGCCTATTGGCGTAAAAATACCTGAAGGTATGAATGTAAAGAAAGCCGCCAAGTTTGCGGAAGAAAAGATTAAGTCAACATTTACAGAGGCTGTAAAGAAGGCTGACTTGCCTGACACAACGCCTGTTCTTGATATGCTTGAATCAGCTATTAAGCCCAAGTCACTCAATGACATTGACCTCAACCTTGACGACATAAAACAAGTTAGAAAAATCCTACAAGATTCTGTTGCGTCAAATATCTTTGAAAATAAGATGACTGGTCAAATGGTTCAGAAATCTCTGAAAGCATTGAACGATGCGACAAAGAAAGCAGACCTTGGCGATAATGCAAAGCAAGTAATCAAGGCTGCTAAAGAAAACCTTGAAAGCATACTTGTGTCTCAGAATAGAGATAATCAGGCTCTGATGAACGCAAGAAAAGCGTACAGAAACATGTTCCCGATGAGAGCCGCCGCAAAGAAAGGCCGTAAAAGAGGTGCGTTTACGCCAGAGCAAGCTACAGAGGCACTGGAATCAGCCAAGTATATGGATGCGCCTATGTATGAAGGCGTTAAGAGAGCAGAAGATATTCTTAGTGGCTCTGTACCAGCACCAGAAGGAACTGCTGGTTTGCTGACACTGCCGAAACTGCTTACTGGTGGTGGCCTTATTGCGGCTGGCACTAA